TCTGTCTGCTGCTACTGATAGATTTCCTGTGCATTTACAGAGACGGCTCCTTGAAAATATATTTGAGGATCCGGTCTTTGCCGATGCATGGGAGAATCTACTTACAAATAGAAAATTTGCCAAACCGGCTGTCGATGGAGTCGTTAACTTTGTTAAATACTCTGTCGGTCAGCCGATGGGTGCTTATTCATCTTGAGCCGCTTTCACACTTACTCATCATCTCGTTGTATTCTATTGTGCAGAATTATGCAATTTACATAATTTTGACCAATATATTATTCTCGGTGACGACATTGTTATTAAAAACGATGCCGTTGCTAAGAAATACATTGAAGTAATGACTAAGTTGGGAGTTGAAATCTCTCTTAATAAAACACATGTATCTTCCGATACATATGAGTTTGCTAAGAGATGATTTCATAAAGGTGAAGAAATCACAGGACTACCAATGAGAGGGTTAGTAAAAAATATACTTAACCCTTTCATAACATTTACAATTCTTTTTGATTTTTTCAAGATCAAGAACAATTGTTATGTTTATGGTGGGAACTTAGTTTCTTTTGTAAGGGATCTTTATTCAGGACTTATGATAGCTAAATCCAAAGTTATTAAGGTTGGTAACCGTAAGGTTACTAAAGTTAATAAAGTTGTGTTGAGCTTATCGTTTGTTCCTCGAATGAAGATGTTTTCCTTTGGACTTGATGTCTCCTTTGGTTATGTGACATATGACAAAATTAGATTAATTTTGGCAAATGCTACATCATCAAATGAGAACTATCAGGTACCTGGGCCAAGTATAGTCCTTGATGAATTATCAAGGGTACTTGGTTTAGGCTTAGGAAAAGTTGTTTCGGCAGGTGCAAGGTCAGTCCTTCAGCTTGTCAAAAAGATAGATTCTCGTAAGAGTCTCTATAAGATTGATGATTTGAATGATTTTGCTTGTACTCCGATCTTCATTGGTATTAAAAACCATATTGATAGATTGTTATCTGTTGCTGAACAGTGAGATACTAGTGATAGTATTCCCATTGTTGAAGTAGCAGATAATCTCTGTCAATTAGATATCGACTCTATTTTTGATAAGGAAAGAAACAAAATTCTTTCTATTGTCAAGATAGGGGAGATAACTATGAAGGGATTAAGGATGCTTGGAAAGGAGGATGATATTTACTACGGTAGTTCAACTACTGAAAGTACATATACAGCCAATTCTTCTTTGCATATAGCTTTGAAATCGACATTGGCAGTGGCTCTTGATGACTTAGAACGTATCGGAAACGGAACATATGTATCTCAGGAGGTCCAAGGTGTTGCACTTGGTGCCTCTTTAGATGCATGAACTGCGTATGCAGCTCAATTTGATCCGTCCTTCAAGACGTCTTAAGCATTTACCGA